CCACTGATTCTACATTTTTAAGATCAATAACATCATCTAGCGATGGTTTAAAAGTTGCTATATCAAGTAGCAATAATAATTATATTCAAAATGGTGTCTGGACAAACAATGGAGGTTATATATATACAAGTAATAATACAAATACGTACATTGGATTTAAAGTAAATGATACCGATTTATCAAACATTTTTCAATTTAAATAGTTTTAAAAATAAATATTTTATATAGTTATTTTATAATGGGAAAATCGCGTAAATCTAGCGTTATAAAAAGTATAAAAAAAACTTTACCAATAGTTGACAAAGGATTAACTACTGTTGGAACAACTGCTAAATCTGTAGCTAAAGAATCTATACCTATTCTTGAAAAAGGTGTATCTGCGGTTTATGGAACTATGTCAACTGGTTTAGATTTAGGAATAAAAGGAGTTGAAAGTGTAACAAAAAGTCGTCGTTCTAAAAGACATAGACGTCATTCTTCACGTTCACGTTCATCATCTGGAGGACGTAGAACCAGACGCAGACATCGTAGAAGACATTAAATTTAAAATATATATTTAAAGGCTTAAATATATGTACATTTAAGATGAGTTATAGTGATAGTAATAACAAAGACAACATTTATCAAGTAGGATCATCCGATTATATTTATCAAAAAATGCGGAAAAATATAATAATTTAAAACTACTTAAAGAAAAACACATAACAACACTACATTATGAAAGTAATTTCTTTAAATTCTTGAAAAATACGCCAAAAAAGTTTCACTACACATGAAGAGAAAAAATTTAGTTTCAAAAAATGAAAAGTATTTTAACTTTTTAAAAATGGACAAAAAAAATGTCCAAAATTGACTTGTCGAAAAAGTTCTTACTGAGAAAAAATTTTGTTACGATAGTAAAAAATTATGGTCTGGTCTTTTACCATAAATTTTTATTTTATTACGATAAATTTTTGAAAAAAAAACTTAAAGAAATTTTCTCAGAATAAATAAATGGCAACATTCAGCAACAATTTAGTGGCAAAAAGTGGCAAAAGTGGCATTTCCGAATATTATTGTGAACAATGTGATTATAAATGCTGTAAAAAGTATAATTGGGAGAAACATTTAACAACTGCTAAACATAGTAAAGCAACAGAATCGCAACATTCAGCAACAGAAAAGTGGCAAAAAGTGGCAAATGAAAGAATATATTGCTGTGAAAATTGTGGAAAAAAATACAATAATAGAACTGGATTATGGAGACATAATAAAACTTGTAATAAAGAAAGCGAAAATAAAGACGAATTGATTTTGATGATACTTAAACAAAATTCTGAAATACTTAAAGAGAACTGTGAATTAAGAAAGGAACAGACTGATATCAAAGAAATGATATTAGAAATTATAAAGAACGGAACAACAAATAATATTATTACTCATACCAATTCTCATAACAAATCTTTTAATCTTAATTTCTTCTTAAATGAGACTTGTAAAAATGCAATGAATATAACTGATTTTGTGGATTCTATTAAATTACAATTGAGTGATTTAGTCAGTGTTGGAGAGATTGGATTTGTAGAGGGAATTTCAAAGATAATTGTGAAAAACTTAAATGATTTAGATGAAACAATACGCCCTGTCCATTGTACTGATAAGAAAAGAGAAACTATGTATATCAAAGATGGAGGAGAATGGAATAAAGAAGATGAAAAAAGAAGTAGATTAAAGAAGGTAATTAATAAAATTGCTGATAAAAATATCAGATTACTTCCTGAATTTCGAGAGAAATATCCCGATTACAAAGATTCTTCTTCAAAAATATCAGATAAATATGATAAAATGGTTATAGAAATAATGGATACTGATGAAGATAAGAAAGAAAAAATAATACATAATATATCAAAAGCAACTATTATCAAGGAAAAGTAAAATTAAAAAGATATAAAACAGTATAATAACGATGTATTTACTAATACTCTTTATAATGGCGTCAGTTTTTGACCTTTTGTCGTTTTAACACGTTTTAATTTAGTATCGGTTTTATGTTCTTGACTATGACAAGCTTCGCATAAATTCATTAAATTGGCTACATTATTTTTATGAAATATGGTACCATCATTCATTCTTATAATACCATTATCATCAGCATCAGCTTGATGTTGTAAATGATGAACTTCTGTTCCCATGTTTTTACCACATTTTTCACAATTACTAACAATTTTTTTAGCATTATACCTTGATTGTTTGAGAGAAAGTATACTTCTTCCTTCAGGATTATATTTTAGCCTAATATCGTTTGACGCTTCTAAAAAATCTAACGGTAAATTTAGGGATTTACAAACTTCAAGACCATACATTTTATTACCAGGACCGTCTTTTAATTTTCTATCATAAACGAGTATATCATTTTCTCTATCATATTTAACTTCCATATGTTTTAGATGGACGTTTTTGAGAGAATTTATTTCTTCATAATCTACAATTTCATGTAGATGTGTCGCAAAAATAAAACTACTTCTACAACTATGTAGTTTCTGAATTCCAGCTACAAAAATACTTATTGCGCTTATTGTTTCTGTTCCAGAGCATAATTCGTCTCCAAGAATTAAACTGCTTTCATCCATCAATCGTAATATAGTGCGAAGCTCGGACATTTCTACTTCAAATGTTGATAATCCTTTAAAGATATTATCATTTCCAATAATACGGGTAAAAATACGTCTATATGGTTTAAATCTAAAAGAAGAACATGGTACATATAATCCGGCTTGCGCCATTATAATTGATATACCTAATGCTCTTATTAGCGTAGTTTTACCTACAGCATTTGTTCCATATAATAAAATACCATCAACATTACCATCTCCGAGCGAAATATCATTTGTAACAAATAATTCATTTAACTGAAATCTCTCGATTAAACAATGACGTAAATTTTTGGCTTCTACAAATGATTTTTCAGCATTCGCAATTACAGGTTTACAATAATTAAACTGTTTCGCTATTAAACCTTTTGTATACATTACATCAATTAAAGTAATGAAATTTGTAATTTTTTCTAATTGAGGTTGGAATACTGTTAAATTTTCGATAAAACGATTATAGATAAGAGTAATTAAATCTTTTAATGATATTTTTATACTTGAAATCGTTTTACAATAATTTTGTATTTGAGGTTCAATAATAACATTATTAGATGCTGATTGTTTTTCAAAAGAAAAACGATTTTTTGAGAGAATAAATGATAATTGTTGTGTTAAATTAACAGTAGTTTCAGAAATAGGTAATGCTTCTTGTAATATTTTACATCTTCGGCTCGTACAAAGTAAACTATAATTATTTTTTTCAGTCTCATGAATTTTAACAAAATCATTAGACTTACTAGTCTTTTTCTCTCTATTTTCAATTAAATTACTTAAATATTCTCGAATACATTCTAAACTTTGTTCTGAATTTTTTAATAATTCAGTCTTTCTATCTAATTCAGTATCCACACCGTTTTTAATAAAATTAATTTCGAATTGTTGTAGTTGGTCTACATCTTTAGCCAATTGAATATCTATATTATTGTTAATAAATAATAGTAAATTTTCACAAATTTCTCCTACTTTATCTACTTCAGAATCAAAATCCTTTAGATAATTCATTATAACACTGTCTTCGTATAATAAATTATATATATCTCTTATAACATTTATACTAGAATACAAAGTAAAAATAGATTTAGGAGATATTTTTTTCAGGAAAAGTTGTCTCTCAAATTTAGATAAATCTTTAATATAAACTAATTTACTTTTAACAAATTGAATATTTACTGAATCGAATTTACTTAATATATATTCTGTCATATCATATTCTTGTTGTAAAATTTTTTCATTACAAATTGGATTTAGAATATTATATAAAAATTTACGCTTACCCATAGGTGTAAAACAGTTATTTAGCAAATCAGAAACAGATGATAATTTAGACGATTTTACAGAACCATCATTAATTATATTTAATTGTTTTAAAGAATGATTTGCTAAAGCTAAACGATCAGAACAATTTTCAAATATTGGCTCCGAAATTTTATTAACTAATTGGGGATTATGTTGATAAACAAAATCTAACAAATAACAAAACGCTTGTGTAGCAATATTATTATCATAAAAATTTTGAATGAATACATCAAAATTATCAAATCTATAAAATTTCGAGAGAATTTCCTTTTGATATGGTTGTTTTTCACAGTTCTTAATCCGTGTTAACTTAACATTATTCATTTGTTCATGTATATGGACTTTATGGATTAAATTACAAGATATACCTGCGTAACTTATAATATAATCCATTTCAGTTGGATTAGGTAGATTTGTAATTAAAATTACCTCACTTGGATTATAAATTGAAATGAATCTCTCTAATTCATCGTACGTAGTTGGATTATTTACATATGTTTCTTTAAATTGGAATATACTCGTCTTACCAGTATAAATGTCAATATTAGCTACACCAACTACGACATATTTACCTTTCAATAAAACTTTATTCTCAATTAAATCGACCCAAATACATGAAATGGAGTTTGTAAGACTTTTAGATTCGGGTTGAAAATATGTTCCTGGAGAGAAAACACCTGCTAAACTTCTACTAGTATTCTTGGCATTTTCGTCTTGTGTATAAACAACAGCAGTAAACCCAGCATCCTGAATTTTTTTTAAATATTTTTCTATCATTAAATCCTTAAATCCAGCCATCATAACATTATTTTTGCCGACACATGTATTTTTATCTACAATATTTAATTCACATATTTGAGAGAAATCAGAAATCTTACTTGATGTTATAGTATCTAAATCTTTATCATAAATACCATATACTTCAAAAAAAGCTCCAACTTGCATTAGTAATATTGTATTCTCTCCATATTCATCTTGGTAACGTTTAGTTAAGTCAAAATATTCGCTTATTAACGACATATTATAATATATTATGTAATCTTTAATATATTATACTAAATATCTAGAATTACTGTAGTGGCCTTTTTTCTATCATAGAAACAAATTGTTTTGTTAAAATACATATGAAATATTGCGTTTTTTAAATATAGATAGGTGTCTTTTGGTATAATCCCTAATGAATAATATAGTATTTTAATAAATATTAAAATTACAACCATATATGACGGTAAATTATTAATATTTTCTAAATTTTCAACTACTATATCACGATATTTTTCGTCGTATATTAATATATCATAAGAAAAATTACGTTGATTGTCTTCATATTTTATTTTATATCCTATAACTATTGCTTTAGACCTTTCATAAAATTTTTGGTATATTTTTTTTATATCTGATTTTTTAATATTTAAATAATTTTGTAGTTTGGCTAATATACTATGTACGTTATCAGTTATTACAGTAACATCAATGTCGCTGGCATTTTGAAAATAATCAGAACGTTTGATGCTTCCGTAAAAATATAAATCGGTATCTAAATATTTTTGTAAATTCGTAAAATAGTCATATTTATATTCTCCTAATCTATCTTTTATATCTTCCATACTAAAATAAGTATAGATTTTATTATAATTCTTTATCTTCCTTTGAAAAATTATGTAATAGTGTTTCAGAATTAGAATTTGTAATCTCTCCTGAAAGCATAGCTGATTCGTACATTTTTCTTAATACATCATTAGGAGCATTACTTCCTATTTTAATAAGATTATGTTCTCTCAAATATAATTTAACATCATTAATATTTTTACGCTTCAAATCTTTTTGTGCTGTTAAAATATTTTTTCTTGTACCTCTATCTTTAATTAATATACCTACTGTTCTTTTTATTTTAGACCTTCCTAGAGTATATTTTCTTTTTATAGTTTTTTTCGTTATATGTTTTGTTCCTACTAATTTTCCTCCTCCTGTTCGTTGAACATTATTCATTAATGGTTGTTGAACGTTATTCATTAATGGTTGTTGAACATTATTCATTAATGGTTGTTGAACATTATTCATTAATGGTTGTTGAACGTTATTTATGAGAGGCTGAGTTATCGATGGTTGCGTTATTAATGGTTGAATGTTTATTGTTTCTAAAGAAGTTAACGGGCGTTTAATTAAATTATCATTAAAAATTTTATCTGCTTTTAATTCTTCATTTTTATTCTGTATTTTTTGTTTCAACAAATTAAGTCTATTCTCTCTAGCAATCTGTTGAGAATTCGATAAACCTCCTTCAATTATTAGTGAAGAATTTGGATTTGTTACAATATTATTTCGTTGTGTTCTACTCCATTCTCTATAACTAGGTTTTGTTCCCCCTTTTAAAATTCCGTAAGGAACATCATTATTAGTAAATGACTCAGTGCTAATTTGAATTGGTTGCTGTATTAATTCTTCTGGCAAATCGATATTAATTAGCGGCTTATCAACATTTATATTTGGAGAATGATAGTTTCTTATTGTTCTTCTCTCAATCTCCTCTTTACGTTTTTGATTTTTCATCTTTTCTTCATTCAAACTTTTTTGTTTTGAAAGTGTTTGTAAATAAGTTAAAGATTCTGTAAACTCATCTGTATAATCGTCTTTAGAAATATTAGAAGAAACTGTAGGTTCAACATTTACATTAATATCTAATTTTCTTTTATTATTTTCTAAATGCTGAGTCTCTTTTTGCTTATGTTCCTTAATTCTTTTTAAAAGCTTATTCTTTAAAACATTTGGTGATATTAATGGAACGACTGGTTTAGATTTCTCTTTATTTTTTCTTGTTTTTGAACTACTTACACTAAATAATGATGGATTTATTGAAATTGTTTTATTTGACATTAATATAATATCAAATAAAAATATAAGAATATAAACTTTAAATATTAACTATAAAGTGTATTATATAAATAATTTTTTAATTCCTTTTCATTCTTTCTATTTTTAATATCATCGTTTCTTAAAAAAACCTCTAGTCCTTTTTCTAAATCTTTTAAATTTATTTTCTTCTTATCTGTTTCAGGAAGGCAAAATACTCTACGACTATGCGCTATTTTTGTTTTAGACAACAATGTCTCTATATCTCGTCCAAAAAATTGGAAATAATCTTTATTTTTTTTAAACCAGTCAGTTGTTATTTTAGAATTTTCTTCTATTTCCCAACCAATATCGTTTACCATTTTAATAAATATTTGATATAAATCTTCTGGAGTATATTCATCTGTCTTAAAACGCCATGTAAATCTAGAATCAAGTCCTTGATTAAACGCAAAAAAACTTTCTTTTAGCTCCTTCTCATAACCCGCTATAATTACCATCAAATTTTCTTTATTGTCACTTAAAGCTTCACATAATGTATCAATACATTCTTTCGCAAAACTATCCCTCTTTTCAGGATTACCAAGAGCATACGCCTCATCAATAAATAATACTCCACCAAGCGCTTCCTTGATAACATCCTTCGTCTTTAATGCTGTTTGACCCAAAAATCCAGCAATTAAATCACTTCTAGTAACCTTTTTAAAAGTACCCTTCGAGAGAATACCAATTTTACTGTAAATTTTACCCATTATTTTCGCTATTTCAGTCTTACCAGTTCCAGGTGGTCCATAAATAACTGTATGTAAAAATTCACCTGAAGAATTTTTATTTTTGTGAAGTTGTTGGACGAAATATAATATTTGGTCTACAATATTATTCTTTAAATCTTTCATTCCAATCATATTATTTAATTCTTCTAGAGGTTCTTTAATATTATGAAGAGCCTTCATGTCAATATTATATTTAATAGATGGGTCATATTTATATGTTTCAATTAATTTTAATATATCAGTAATACTATTTATTTCAACATTAATATCAATAGTTTCTTTAATAACGACAGGAATTTCTTCTTTTTCTAAAACCTTTTTTGTAGACGGTTTATATATCTTATAAATTTTGATATTTAAATCCTTATTTAAATAATCAATATACTTATTAGGATCATGAGGTTCAATATAAGACATTGTAGTGTCATTACGAGATTGTCCTGTGAAATTAGACGAAGAAAAATCATTTATTGTAAAATTATTATTAATAATCTCAATAATTTTATCTACTTCTTTTTTTATATCTTTTTCATCTTTCATTATTCGTCTAATCTCTTCCTGTTTAGTTTCTTTTTTAATTGTATTATCAAGTGTTTTTAAGAACTGATTATAATTATTAATTCTTAAAGGATCTAGTGTCGTTTTTCTTTTATTCGGCATTAATGTAATAAGTAATATTCATTTATATTATTATTCTGTAGTATTATTTTATATTTCGGATTATTAATATATTAAAACAATTTAAAAAAAAATTGATATATTAAATATCCGAAATAGTGATGACAGATAATATACAAAGTAAAGAAATGAGTTCAACTGATAATTTAAACGAGGTTTTCAATATTGAAAACGAACCTTACATTGAAACACCATGGAATATTATTGAATCTTATTTCAAGGGTCAACAACTAGATAGATTTGTTAGACATCAAATAGAATCATATAATAATTTTATTGGTTATCAAATTATAAAAACTATTGAGATGTTTAATCCAGTACATATTGCGTCAGAACAAGATTTCGATGCTAATTCGAAAAAATACGCATTAGAAATATTTATTACATTTGAAAATTTTAATATTTATAGACCTCAGATTCATGAAAATAATGGAGCAATTAAACTGATGTTTCCACAAGAAGCGAGATTAAGAAATTTTACTTACGCTTCTTCAACTACAATTGATATTAATATTAAGTATGTTGTTAGAAATGGTCCTAACTTGGAAAATACTCAGATATTTTATAAGACTATTCCACGAGTTCATATTGGCAAATTACCTATTATGTTAAAGTCAAATATTTGTGTATTAAATCAATACAAACATTTTGATAATGAACAGACTGGTGAATGTAAATTTGATGCTGGTGGATATTTCATTATAAACGGGTCTGAAAAAACTGTATTGGGTCAAGAACGCGCTGCCGAAAATAAAGTGTATTGTTTTAATGTTGAAAAAAACGATACAAAATATTTATGGAAGGCCGAAATTAAGTCTGTTCCTGATTTCAAGTGTATTTCTCCAAAGCAAATTTCCATGCTGATTTCATCTAAAAATAATGGATTTGGTTATCCGATTGTTCTTGAAATTCCAAGAGTAAAACAACCGATTCCATTATTTATTGTTTTCAGAGCATTAGGAGTTATTTCAGACAAAGAAATTTGTAAGAAAATTTTGCTGGATATCGATGAGTCAAAAAATAAACAATTATTAGACGCATTACAAGCTTCTATAATTGAATCAGATAAATGCCTGACTCAAGAAGAAGCGATTAAATTTATTACAAGTTTTGTTATGTATACTCCAATCAATATGGATAAAGAAACTGGTTCTAAAAAGAAGCACGAGTTTACATTAGACATTCTTAATAATGATTTATTTCCACATTGTCATAATATGGAACAGAAAATTTATTTCTTAGGTTATATGGCTAGTAAATTGCTAATGGCATATTTTGAAATTATTAAACAAGATGATAGAGATTCTTATATTAATAAGCGTGTTGATGGAACTGGAACATTGCTTAATAATTTATATAGGAATTACTTTAATAAACTTGTTAAAGATATGGAAAAACAAGTTATTCGTGAGATTAATACAGGTTCTTGGCGCTCTAAAGATGATTACGAAAATATTATTAATTTAACAAATATTTATAAAATTATTAAATCAACCACCATTGAAAATGGTATTAAAAGAGCATTATCTACTGGTGATTTTGGTATTAAACACAGTAATTCTAATAAGGTTGGTGTCGCGCAAGTTTATAATCGTTTAAATTATGTATCAAGTTTAAGTCATGCGAGAAGAATTTCTACACCAACAGATAAAAGTGGTAAATTAATTCCACCGCGCAAACTGCATAATACGTCTTGGGGGTTTCTATGCCCTGCAGAGACGCCTGAGGGGCAATCCGTTGGTATAGTAAAAAATTTATCCTATATGACACATCTTACTATCTATTCAAATTCATTGCCATTATATGAATATATTATGCCTCACATTATTAAAATTGATGACTCTAGTTTAACGCCTGAATCGATTTATGATAAAGTGAAAGTATTCATTAATGGAGCATGGGTTGGAATTAGTGAAAATCCAGAAGATTTGTATGTAATGTTAAAAGATAAAAAGCAAAAAGGAATTATTAATATTTATACATCCATTATATTTGATTACAAGTTAAAAGAAATTAGAGTATGTAATGATAGCGGAAGACTTACTAGACCTTTATTACGAGTTAAAAATAAAAATATTCTGATTAATAATTCAATTATTAATAAACTAAATAGTGGAGAATATACTTGGGACAATCTTCTAACATCTTCTAATCTTGAAGATTCGGTCTTAGAATATATTGATCCAGAAGAACAAAGTTGGAGTATGATCGCCACAAAACCAAAAGATTTAATTAATCCTAATAATAAATTATTAAAATACACACATTGTGAAATTCATCCTTCAACTATGTTTGGTGTCTTAGCGTCTTGTATTCCTTTCCCGGAACACAATCAATCGCCTCGTAATACGTATCAATGCGCTCAAGGCAAGCAAGCTATGGGTGTTTACGTCTCAAATTACGAAAATAGAATGGATAAAACTGCTTATGTTCTAAATTATCCAATGAGACCATTAGTTGATACTCGTATTATGAATTTAATTCATCTTAATAAAATTCCATCTGGTTCTCAGTTGATAGTCGCAATTATGACTCATACTGGTTATAATCAAGAAGATTCTTTAATTATTAATAAAGGTGCGATTGATAGAGGAATGGCGTTAACTACTGTTTATCATACTGAAAAGGATGAAGATAAACAAAAAATTAACGGTGATGAAGAAATTAGATGTAAACCAGACCCAAATAAAACTAAAGGATTAAAGATGGGAAATTATAATAAAATTAATTCAAAAGGAATTATTCCAGAAAATACATTGGTTGAAAACCGTGATATCATTATTGCTAAAATTGTGCCAATTAAAGAAAATAGAAACGACCATACTAAGATTATTAAATATGAAGACCAAAGTAAAATCTACAAAACTGTTGAAGAAACTTATGTTGATAAAAATTATATTGATAGAAATGGCGAAGGATATAATTTTGCCAAGGTAAGACTCAGAACTATCAGAAAACCAGTCATTGGTGATAAGTTCTCTAGTCGTCATGGACAGAAAGGAACAGTCGGTAATATTGTTCCTGAATGTGATATGCCATATACTGAAAATGGTGTTAGACCAGATATCATTATAAATCCGCATGCGATTCCATCTCGTATGACTATAGGACATTTAAAAGAAACCGCTCTTGGTAAAGTATTAGTAGAGCTCGGATTATTTGGTGATGGAACAGCATTTAATGAATTTGATGTCAAGGATATTTGTGATTTATTATTAAAATCTGGATATGAAGCTCATGGAAATGAATTATTATATAATGGTCTAACTGGTGAGCAAGTAGAATGTAGTGTATTTATGGGACCAGTATTTTATCAACGCTTAAAGCACATGGTAAATGATAAGGCACATAGTCGTTCAATTGGTCCTATGGTTAATCTTACAAGACAACCTGCCGAAGGTCGCAGTCGTGATGGTGGTTTGAGATTTGGAGAGATGGAACGTGATTGTATGATCTCACATGGTGCGGCAAGATTTACCAGAGGAAGAATGTACGATGCTTCAGATAAATATTCTGTATATGTCTGTAAAAAATGTGGTCTTATTGCGTCATATAATGATAAGATGCATATTCATTTATGTCATACTTGCGGAAATAGAGCAGATTTCGCATATGTAGAAATTCCTTATGCTTGTAAGCTCATCTTCCAAGAATTAAATACAATGAATGTTGCGCCACGTTTATTAACAGAAGGATAAATTTTAAACTTTAAATTTTGATATAAAATTTGTTATATTATCTAAAAATAAAATTATAAATAAAAATATTACAACTAAAACATCTAATGGAGTTGAACAAAAATTTTTTCTTCGTGATATGTAACCCGATTTAGGTAATTCATGGCTAGAGCATAATGAATAACTTATAAATAAATATATAAATCCCACTAAAGCAATATATAATTTAGAATATATCTTCATATATTTTAAATATATATAATTTTTTTCTGTAACAAATTTATCATATATTTTTATAATGTTACAAAATCATAATCTCGACCATCGTCATAAATATTCATTTTAGCACATCTCCAAGATGATTTTTATTTTTCTTTTTGTCCGTTTATTGTGACGCTTTATCATAATTTTGCGTTTATTTTTTTTAGTTAATCTACCACCTTTACGGTTTTTAACTGGAGTGGCAACTTTATCCGAATAAAAATATATTAATGAAGTATCACTGCCAACATAACCACCACTTGCTTTTGTATTTTTCCCACATTCTGGATCCTCATTATTTAATAATTTTAAAACACGAACACCAGAAGGTCTGTCACCCATTAATCCATATGTTTTTTTTAAATTAAGTCCTTGAACTTCTACATTATAACCACCATTATGTAATGTGCTATTTATTTCTTGAAATATATCTCCAATAGCCTTTTGAGAACCTAATTTTAAAATACTAAAAAAATAATCTGTGACATATAATTCATCCCATAAAGCGTCTATATTTGTAGCTGGTGATCTTTTCCAAATTTCAATAATTCTATTTATTAAATTTTTAAACACATAATTTGCTTGTAAAACAATTGGTTGTGAATCTATCTTTATATCAATAAAATTATATATTTGTAAATTACCATAACTAATTCCATAGTTTATATTTACAGATGTTAAATCCTTCTTTATATTAGTTTGTCCATAATAATAACTTTCTTCATCTTCACCATCTACATCCATTTTTGTACTATCTTTTTTATATGAAATTGAAAAATTCATATTAGCATATTCTTTATTATTACTTGGATTTACACAACTGCCAAAAGAACCCATACCATCACATACTGAACTTGTGGGACAAACAACAAATTGTGTAATTGCGCTTTTTATATCTGATGGTGCTGCGTTGTTAATTACACGACATATTGATTTTTTACATGAGCCAATCTGTATAGATAATTCATTTATAGAAGTAATACCAGACATAATATTAGGAGTACCTCCATAATTATCAATAAAATGTTTAATTAATACATCATCGGCTGAAGAATAACCTTTATCCCTTACTGCTACATTATATAATATTCTAATTTGTGCATCTAAATCTAAATTACCAGTAAATGTAGGTTCTCTACCGGGTAACATTATACCCGTTAATTCTAATATTTTATATGCAAGTAACCGTGAAATTCTTTGAACTGAACTTTTTGCGCTACCAGTAAGTGAACTACCATCACCGCTATCTTCACTTCTTGCTTGTAATCTATTTTTAATATCATTATAAGAATCTATAGTTTTAATAAATATTAAATCATTTATAGTATCAACCATTTCTTGACTATTTTTTAAAACATTTCTACCTCCCTTACGCATATCTCTATTTTTATTCTCAATAATTGATGTTTTTACATTAAACATTTGCGGACCAGTAATTAATTGTATTATATTTTTTCCTTGTACTTGTGGAACACTTCTAATAAAAGATTTGTAATTATCGTAAATTTCAGTAGCAAGCTCTACATTATTTTGTTGTAATGGAGAAGAACTTGAATAATAAGCAGTAAATAATGCTGTTCCATTAAAATCAGAAATTGTTTTTTCGAATTCGTTAAATATCTCTGAATTAATAGTTGAGTAAACAGTCGCATTAAAAGCGCCTCCAATTATATTTCTACCAGCAACTTGTCTAGGTAGTTTAGAACTAAAAGGCAAACTTTTTTTAGGAGATCCGATACCTCGTGCCATGATTTTAGAAAGGTCAACTATGCCTTTTGCTTTTGATGAGGAATCTTCCGTTACACTTTTATTTGAAACAGAACTAGATAATAATGCCTTTAAAGATAACTTTGCTTGCTCTTTAATATTTATATTATTACATTGTCCGATAATAAATATACAAGCACTGTCTTCTATTAAACTATTGTTAAAAATCTCTAATGGAGAGACTCCTGGAATAGATAAATTTAAATATGAATGCATAATATACTCAAAATAACTAATAAGTTGTAAATTTTGAGGAGTTTCTTCATTTATCTCATCAATAATATCTTTAACTGAACTTATTATATCGTTACTCGTTATAATATTAATACCATTTCCGCCTTTTTGGTTTCTAACGCGTTTATTTCCTCCTCGTGAACCTTGTGGAAAAGTTCTACGATCGAATGTTTGAAGTTTGCTGATTATTAAAAATTTAGTTTCTTGAATAAAATCTTTTAAATGCTGCATAAGATTTAATTTTTTTGTGGTTGACCTTGTTTCCCTTTCTGGTGTACTAACTGCTACATAATTATAAAGTTCAATATTTTTATTGACAATAGTTTGGATTGGTATATCTGATGATGTATCCGCAATATTAACTGGTTGTAATAGTTGTATTGGTTCAGATATTAAATTATCTTCTTTTTGACTTTCATAAAGTGTTTCTGTTTGTAAGTATTGTGTTGAATTATCAACAGGATTATCATCTATACTTAACTCTTGATTAGGGTTAAGGTTTATTTGTTCAGACCCTGATATAGACTGTTGTATAATAGTTGATTCTCTTTCATATTCAGGTTCACTTGTTCCAAGATTTAAATTTGTTCCAAGATTTAAATTTGTTCCAAGATTTAAATTTATGGGGGATGGTTCCTGTGTATCAATTTGTTGCTGTAAGTGTAAAGCTTGAACCGCAGGTGTCATTTCACGTATAATATCTATTTGAGGTAAAGTATATTGAGCTAAACCCATTATATAATTTAAAATTTTTCCCATACGTAAATAATTATTAAAATCATGTATAAAATCATGTCCTGCTGCATTTAATATATAAAATAATAGATCATTTTGATTTTGAAATTTATATTTAATAGTACTCATAAAATATAAAAATATTTTAAATTTATATTTAAATAAATTAGCGTAATAAATTGACGATATATGTAGTTGAAGAAAATAATAAGCCACCCCATAATGTATCAATTATCACAGTAAGGAGAGACCAGTTTTTTAATAATGCGTAACTGGTTGTTTCGTATACACCATAAATTACAAGACCTAATAAAAAGGCATCACTAACGCTTTTCTTGGGTTTTATGATAAAGTAATTAATACCTACTATTAAAAATATATAAGATAAAGCAGCTCCTAAATAATTTATTTCCATATTTGAACCTTGAACTCTTTTAATTTGATTACTAAAAAAACTTTTCATTATATTCAAATAAACAAAATCAATTGAAATTAAAACAATTGCACTAACTAATAAAAAGAAGTCGAACATTATATATTATTTTAATATAATTTATTATGTTTAGATAAAGTTTTCAAAAAACTTTTTTACTATAGTATTATATAAATGTCGACATCTGTTGGATATTCTAGCCCAATTAATGGAAGTAATGTAGCTTTTCAATCATTTGTTGTTAGACCAGCAAATTCTGGTGGAGCTATAAGAGGTTATATTCCGAAACAAACTCAAAATGTAGATAAACGTTATCCTGAATTTGAGCACATTCGTTTCACTTTGAAGAATGCGTGGAACACAACATATCCTAGTCAATTAAGACGCGATAATTTAAAGCAGCCAATAACTACTCCTTTTAGAGCAGTGAATAATGCTGGAGATTTATTAAGTCGTTCAAATTATTCTTGTGGAGGAACATGCCAGACACCACAAAGCAGACCCGGTCTTAAAGGCCTAAAACAACATTTAGGATCTGTACAAAGTACTTGTATTCCATCTGCTACTTATAGTAATCTTCAGCTTCTCAATAATATACCGGCTTCAGCTTGTAATGTTAAATTTGTCTATGATAGTTCTGATTATGTTACTTATTTAAAACAGAAAGCAGTGAATAAAAATTATAATGACCTCAGTTATGGTGGTGATCAATCTAATACAAGCCAATCTGCTATTAGAGCCATTAGAAGATATTAAAAATAATTTAGAAACATATTATAATATGAATAAGCACAGACTTCAAATATTATATCAAAAAACAGACTTCAATTCTTCACGAATATGTCAATTTAATAGTATATTTAAATGTTGTAAGTGTAAAAAGAATAATACAGTAATGGTGGAACCAAATAAGTTAGTCCAGTTATGTTTATTTTGTGGAACACCTAATTATATTAAAAAATAATATAAAGATTTTACTTAAATATTTATATTATGTTATTACCATTAGAAAAAGCTATTATTATATCAGGATCAATGTTTGGTTCAATTGTGTTATTTTCATCTGCTTTAACTTGTATGAATGCTATAAGTTTAAAGCCCTTTCATAGAAATAGTTATGCGTATCAAATAAATGCCGCAGTAATGTTTTATTCAGCAGCCTCATTCGGATATTTAACATATATTGCTTTAAATTAATTAAATATATTTTCATATAATATATAAAATGACAACTCCATATGCGGTATCAACAAATATAGGTTCTGTATCTTATAATAATTACGTTAATGCGCCAATAACAGGACCATTAAGCACAAGTCAAACACCATGTCAAATTCCTTATCATAGTTATGGAATTTTATCAGGAATTCGACCAACGCCTCCGCAATTCTATTCTATGCAGGAACCTGTTTATGCTGACATGAATTCAAATATGAGAAAACAATATTTAAGAACTGCGATATCACAAACAGTAAAAGCTAGACAATTAGCTTTAGGAAAAATGTCTGTTCCACAAGCATATGTTATTAATTCATCTCAAAGACAAGTTCCAGTATCTACTCATACAAATTATATACCTCCTTTGCCATCATCTTTATATGTTAATGTTGTTAAGGCAAATGCGGTAGGACAATCAGGTTACAAAGTAAATTTACCTAATGCTGCGCCAACTGGAACCAAAAACTATTATCCAAGTGGTACGCGTTCAACAATTAGAAGAGCACGTTCAGGAGGATGTGTAGCACCAAAAAAGAAGGGTGCTATTGAAAATACAAGTTTAAGAAATGGTCAAGTGTGCGCGTGGGGTTCCATAGTGCGCCAAAATTATTAATAAATATAAAATATTTTATCATTATTTATATAATGAACAAATATTTGGTTGAATTTTTAGGAACTATGCTTCTTGTATTTGTTATTCTTGCGACCGGCAACTGGTTAGCAATTGGTTCTGCTTTAGCAATCGCAATATTATTAGGTGGTTCTATTTCAGGAGGAATGTATAATCCAGCAGTATCTATAGCACTATATTCTGCTGGTAAATTGCCTAAAAATGAAGTATTACCTTATATTATTGCGCAAATTCTCGGAGGTTTAGCAGCTTTTTTTGCTTTTAAAAATTATGTTAAGAAAGGTTAAAAAATTAATAATTTCTTTTTCTAATATATAATGCCTAAGCAATATAGAAATCGTAGAAGATCTATGAAAGGAGGATTTCTTGATAATTTATCAAGTACAGCATCCAATTGGAGTAATTCTTTATATAGTGGAATGTCAAATTTGTGGAATAAAACTAAAAGCACAACTTCATATTTAACTGGAACATCATCAGCAGTTCCTCCTCAACCCGCCTACAATAATTATATTAGAGGTGGAAAAACAAGAAGACGTAAAATGAGGGGAGGTTATAATGCGAATACTCCTGCTACTGGATTGGCGTCAACTGCCGCGTCATTTTCAGGTCAAACAGCGCAACCTCATACATATGTTGGTGGAAAGACAAAAAGACATTCTGGTAGAAAAAGTCGAAGACATAGAAGACACTAATATAAATTATTAAATTTACTTAAAAATCTATTACTATATTTATGTAGTATAATAATGGATTCAAATATTGCGTTAGATTCAGATATCTATGAACCTAATATTGATGATAAAGGTAATTATGTAGATTATATACCTCCATCTAGTAAGTTTGCTAATGGATTGCGATGTTCTTGTGGAGCAAGAAAAGATCATATATTTGATACAAGAAGTAGTTTAGCTAATCATATAAAGACAAAAACACATCAAAAATGGTTATCGGATTTGAATGTAAATAAAATGAATTTTTATTCAGAATGTGAGAAATTAAAAGAAGTTGTAAAATCGCAACAAATAATTATTGCGAAATTAGAAAAAGAAATTAATACAAAATTAAAGACAATTGATTATTTAACACAACAATTGATGAATAAAGAAAAAGGTGATAATTTCGATTTATTAACTTTTGATTAGGTATCTACCAACCACCAAATCCATTTAAATAACCACTCATTCTATCTATTCCCTGATAATAAGATTTTTCACTTGGGTCATCTATATCCATACTCCAATTAAATTCATAATCAGTTTCATATGGCATTCTCTCGTAATTGTTAAGCAACCAATTTTTCTGTTCTATATCTCTTGGCGATGATTCGCTCAAATCTGCTATCCATTTTTTAAACGATTCCATATCTTCTGGACTATAATTAGCACTACCTCCTACTCTTCTTGTTCTTCTTTTATTGTTACTTCTTTTAGATTTAGTGCGACTTTTAGATTTAGTGCGACTTTTAGATTTAGTGCGACTTTTAGATTTAGTGCGACTTTTAGATTTATTACGATTTATTTTTCTAATACTTTTTCTCATATGAAATATCTCTATATATTATTTTTTTAAGTATTTGAAAATTCACAAGTTGTCTTATTAACGAGATTTTTCCATTAAACGATATAAAATAAATATTCCTAAAACTCCTAAACTGGCAAAATAAATTTGCGCTATTGGGTCATCTGGCATTATAATCTCTCCATTTGTTTGAAATGATTCCTTACATTTTTTTCCTGTTAAAGGATTTTTTTTATTTGGAAAACTACATGGGTCCATATTATTTATATCAGTCAAAGTTACATAATGAGTCTCTGATGATTTTACGTTATCTGATGTAATTGTTTGCATAGTTATTTGTTGACATGGTGGATTTGAACCAGATAAAAATGCTCTCATCATCGCAAATGGATTCAATACATTTAAATTACCCATCGCACCTGGAATCAAACCTTTAAATTCAGAAAAGTTCACATCTAACCCACTAGAAATAAAAGGAATATTACCTTGAGGAACATTATCTATATAAATATATCTATCAACTTGTTTACATGTAGAAGCATCATTTTTATCAGAACAACTATCAATTGCTCTACATTTAGCTCCTGTTTGTAAGAAGAATTTGTCTCCTAAAGGTTGACCTGTAGCAGATGCTTTGCTTTGTCCGGATACTAATAATTCAACATATTGAATTAAACCATTTATATTTTTAGATATTTGTTGAATATTACCCTTATCACTCATACCAATTTGTGATGGTGTTTTAATATTCTTATAATAGGGATAAGTAGGACCTAATAATCTTTCTTCTACTCCTTTGGCATCAGTTAATACTTCTTGAAATAAATTAGACATTATACTAATTTATATAGATATATTTATTTTTATATAAATTAGTATTCTAAATTACATGTTTTAGTTTTAATTAATGCCTGTAATTTCTGGAGGTGTTCCGCCTGTTAATTGATTAGCATATTCTTGCTGAGATTGCATTATTCCATTTACTTGTTGTTGTAATGATACTATATTACCGCTCAAATCCTGAATTTGTTTATTTACATCTTGTAATGAATCTATTCTATCTTTTAAATATAATATATTTCCAGCATTTTTTTGCGCCAATATAAGAGCATTATCTGGATTATTTGTATCGTATGGTTCATATTGATTTTCAAGACCTTCAATCAAATTTAAAAAGTTACTTGCTAAAAATATTTGATAAAGAATTAAAAATGTAAAAAATAATATTAATATATTTACCAAAGTTGTCATTTATATTATAATATTACTTTTTATTTTCTTCGATAATAATATAAATGTCATCAGCAGTTTATCCATTAGGAATGAATTCTATGCCTTCTTCAGGATATAATCACAAAAGTACATATTATAATAAACAATATGTTACTTGGAAAGGCACAGGAAACAATAGTTTTCCAGTAGGCTCTGCGCCTGGTCATATTAGACCACTTACTAATAATGATCCTGGTAATGTTTTCCAAACTGGTTTTGGATTAGCTAGACCAATTAAACATTATAGAAAAGGAAGAGTTATACCATCACAACCTGTTGAAAATGTTCCAAATTTAGTTATTGACAATCCAACTAATGATGAAACATTAAATATAAATGAAAATGGTTTAATTAATTATAATTTAAATAGATTTGTCAAGTCTAGTAAAGGAACATCACTTGGTGGAGGATTTGGTGGTTCGGGATTATTAAATGAAATGCAAGACAAACCTGGTTCTTATATAGTTAAATTAAATTCATTAAATAATGAAGAAAATTTGGATAAAGAATGTAAAACTTGCGAAGGTATAGGAATAGTTGCGTCTTATAAACCAAATAATTATAATCTTTTGGAAAATCCTGAACCAAATACAACAAACCCTATTTTGTGTTGTAATCAAGAAAAAAAAGCTAGACAACGTGTTATTTATGCTAATACTAACTTAAAGAAAAATTATTATACTAGCACTAAACAATATTTACAAAATAGATGTAAAACTTATGAACAAAAAGCCTTTAACTTTTTATCCTATAAAACAAATGATAACGGTAATCCTTATTACTATTCTGTAGATGGAAATAACGAGCCTAAACCTGGAGGACCTTTATCTTTAGCAAATACTTATCTAGCTAATTGCCAACTAAATACTCAATTATATGAAGGTAGTGAACTAGCATTTATTTATAAAATGTTTGATATTATGTTAAATGAAAATATAGTTACAGAAACAGAATTTCAAGAGTTTCAATCTACAGGAATCAATTCTATTCAAGGATTTTTTAATTGGATACAAGGATTACCTGAAGAACAAAGAAAATCAGCAACAGTTGTTTTTGAAGTTTTTATTAATAATCCATACTCTGGAATTCCTCTATCTGGTCCAACAAATCCAGCTGGATGCCAGCTTACGGTTTATAAACCTAATAATTATCAATTTGCTAAACAAGGTGCTGTTTCAAGTTCAACAAGAAACTTAAAATTAAATGTTGATACAATTTCTACAAATGCTGCTTCAATTCAAAATTACAACAACACCGGTGAAGAGTTAGTAACTGCTAATCAAATTTATGCTGGAGACAACAATAATTATGTTAATTTATTAAAAAATAAATCTCCTGCTTGTAACACACCTTGGCCGTTGAATTTCTCTCAATCAAGACAATTTGAAAATAAGAAATTTTGTCATTTTAAACAACAATTACCAGAATATCAAATTCCTACTTCACAAACAAGTCCTTATAGATATTATCCAGGAACTGTATTTAGAAGCAATTATTATTCCCAGTCACCTAATACATATAATACTACTACAGGTGCTAATGCTTATTAGATTTCTTTTATATACAATCATTTATAATTGGTAAAAAAATATTTATTTTTTCAGAAAATTTATTACACGGAATTTTATATTTTTCGCACCATAAGACAGATTTTTGTATATTATTTTTTTTAATTGTCTCAATCTTCTCATCTTTATTTTTATTTTTATATACTGAAAATATTTGATCTAGCGATTCTAATTGTTGTTGACCTATAATATTATTTATATCATCTAACTTGTTTTTAAAGTAACATGGAACATCAAAATTTAATATTGATACAATATTTTTGTTATACTCGAGTTTTTTAATAAAAACTAACAATTTCAAATAATTTAATTTTAGATATACATTAGACCGTTCATCATGTAAAAAATTTTTACATACTATATATCTATCAAAATATATAATATTGTTAGTACTTGGCTTACATATATATACTTTTTCATAAAGGGATGATAAAAAATATAGCATATCAATAATTGGTTTATAAAATACATCACCTATTTTTATTATTGATATACCATTATAATTCTGTGAACTAAGTATAATCATAACTGTTTGAATAAATGATGTAAAGTAATCAGAAGAATCTAATTCACAAAATAAAAAATCTATTTTGTTTTGTATAGAAAATTTATCATTGTCAAAACTTGTATTTATATGATTATCTGAAGACCCTTCTCTAAAAATTTCAAAGCATTCAATAGAATCATTATAGTTTGGTGATATATGTAAAAAATTCATGGGCTCGCTTATAATAAAATTATCAAAAATACTGAAATTATTTACAATTTCAATTAAATCATAAAAAACATTTGATTTATATTTTAATTTACTTACTGAAAATTTTGATCCTGGAACATTGGAATAAATAAATTCATAAGGATTAATTATTTTGCTTACAGTTTCAAATGTGTTATCCGATAAATCTGAATCATATAAAAACATGTCTTCTATTTGTTCTTTAATCTTAAGATAATAATTTAAAAGCGAATAAGAAATATAAGGTTTACATATTTCATCTGAACATTGTGGACTTAAATTAATAAGATTATTATTTTTTGGTAATATATAGTAACTCATTAGTCTTATTATATATTATAAATTTTATTTAAGTTTATTACGAAGTTTTATTGTTAATCCTCTTCATCAATAATTACTAATTTTTTTGATTTGGTTGCTGCTTTTTTAGCCGTTTTCTTGTTAATTTCCTCTTCAATTTTCTTTACAGGTTCATCAACTGCTTCGGTTGCTGCGATAAGTAATAATTTTTTTTGAAGTTTTCTTACCTTAGGTTTAATTTTTGTTTCTTCTTCTTTAGCAATAACAACCGCTTTTTTAGAATCTTCTTGTGCTCTCTTATCCATTGTATCTTCATATTCGCCCAATTCAAGATATAATTTATCAACATTCACTTCTCTTATTTTTTTATAAACAAAATATCTATTTAGAAATGATAATTCTTTTTCAATTAAGGTCATATTAGGGGCTTCACCGAAGATTGATGATTTATATTTATTATTCTTAATTTCATCCAACATATTAATAAATAATTCACTAAACATTCCACTACCAGAAGGTAACCCCATTTCATTCGCTTCTTCAATAGTAATCAATTTAAAACCATAGGCATCTAATAGTCTATCTAAATATTCGAAATTAACAAGATATTCATAAATGTATTGATTAATTGATTCCTGACATACACTAATTTTATATCCTAGTGAGCTTGAGTTATTATCAAATGTATCAAATGTATAATACTTAACAATTTCACAAATTTGTTTTCCTTCATCAACTAATTTCACACCTTCATCAGGCTTTACTTTTTTAAGTTTATTGAATATACTCTTTCCATCATAACACGTGCCAATAAAGTATCCATTAAGTTTTGTACATTCAACAAGATTTTTAAGGAAACCTTTTAACGTATCAGGGTTTTCAAAGAAATAATGTAACGCAAATTGACATGATGATATATTAAATCCTCCATCTCCTTTGCCGTATAATTTTGCGACACCTTTACCGATTTTCTCAACATCTTTTACACCATTTCCAAATACAGCCGCACTAATTTGCTTAGCTTTGTCATTTAATAGAGCAGTTCCATCTTTAATATTATTAGCACTATTGCCATGCACGAATAACGCACTAGGCATATATTTATTATTTTTTTTAGCATTTAAATATCTAGCACAAGCACCATCAAGTCTGTTCTCAAGATTATCTTCTGAATAGTCTATTCCAAATACAAACGATAATCTTGCGGATATCCATTTTGGTAGGTCTCCTGCTTTACCACAAGCATAATCAATTAAAGTATCACCTTGTTTAGCAACACCATTTATCAACATTTTTTTAACATATAAATTATGAAAATTCTTGAGTGCTTCGGTTTTTAATTTCCCGGTGGGTGTATTATAATATTTATCTTCACTAACATTTACATCTGGTATACCTAAACCTGTCATAAGCATATCTTCTGTAATTCTTCCTGTTGGATGAATTGATTTCCAGTTTTCATTACAAACTTTATACGAATTTCCATATTCTTTTTCTCCTCTACGTAACTTAGCAGTTTTGTCATGTCTTACACGTAATGGTTTCCAGTTCCATCCTTCTTGTGAATCAATATCATATGCGAATTCTACAATTGTATTATCGGTAATGACTTCACCACTTTGAGCGAACATTTGCTTTACACCTGCGTCGTCATATCTTAACATTAAATTACATAATCCTGCGTTTGGATTATAAGGTTCTGTTGGATAAAATCTTTTTGGCACATAATCATTACCTTGTTTTTCTTCAAATCGTGGTTTATATTCAGGAAGATTATCATTAATAATATCTTGACATGGGTTTATATAACCATCTGTTCTTTCATTAAAACCGCATCTTAATTCAATAGTTTTATATTCATTATGTTGAATAGCAGATGATGCTGATATACCATCTTCATATAATGATTTAATAACATCTTCCCCAGTAGGTGTTTTTGTTGTTGTTATCAAGAAATCAATTGTATTAAATTGTGGTGGTTTCCATTTAAAAGAATACTCCCATGTTATTTTTGTTTTAGGTCCAGACTTCCCAATAACATTAGACCCTACTCCATAATAAGCATGCGTAAATATAAGACCATCTGTCTCGTATTCGAATAAACCTTCTTTTTCCTTTTGTAAAATAGTTTTACATCCATCAAATATGGTTTGTTTTGTAGACATTGGATAGAAATTTTTAACTTCAAATCTAATAGGAGAAACCTGACCAGCTATATATTTCTGTAATATGCTTTTAAAATTATTATTAGGTTGATGTGTATCAAGAATTGAAATAGGTTTTAATTCATATCTTATTTTCTCTAAAATATAATATCTATTTATATTTTTGTCGCTATCGTTGATAAATAAGAAACTAGCATTTCTGATATCTTTATTTTTATGAAAATAAATATCAAAAGCAGCGTATAAATTTATAAATTTACCATTTTTATCATGTGATATTAATTCACCATCTATTAATGTATTAAAATATTCTTGATTTAATGTTTTAGCGCCACTAAATTTTACATCCATATTACTACTAATCAAATATATCTTACCGATACTTGAGATATACATTAAATGTCTTTCACCATCAGCCTTTTCTGTAACAACGAAATCTTTTCTAATATTTGGAATTGTAGAATTTTCATCTAAATTAGCAATGTTTGTTAGTTGAAGAGTAATTGAATTTGGACCAATAAAATTTTGACTAGTAATTCTTCTAGAAGGTTCGTATTCATCACCCCAAATCATTTTCATATAATCTTTTAAAACTTGTTCTTGTTCTGGATAAGAAATTGGGTATAAAGTGCCTTGTAATCCACTAAGGATATATTTTATAACTTTCCTTAAGGCTACTAATATTGATTCAGGCGTCTGAAATTTAGTTCCTGGTCCTATTTTTGAATTATCAAGTTCTATTTCTATTTCATAAGATTCAGGATTATTAAATACATTTGATTCTGATAATGTATTAACAGGTATGATATTCATAAATCCGCGTTTATCTTTTCCTTTATTTCCTGTCTTTACAATACTTAAATCAATATTAACAGGGAAATCGTCATGTGTAAAAGTAACACGATTCAAATATCTAAATTCTTTTTTTGATTTGCGCCAATTATCAATAATATAATTTTCTAATCCTTTTTTCGCTTCTTGTTCAGTCTGAAGGGAAATTCTAAAATTAAAATCATTCATGTCTATTGGACGAATCATTTGTTTAGTAGAAGGTAAGATAAATGGTCGTTTACTAGTAAAAGTTACGCTTGTTCCTGTTTTTTTATAAACTGA